AACACTCGTGGTTCTGTAAAGGAACTGGACGATGATCTTCGTGAAGAACTGTCTAGTCTGAAACCCACCCGTCGTGCTACGGCACCTGTGGAAGATGAAGACGATGATGCTCTGTCCTATTTCGCCAAACTTGCCGAAGATTGAAAACAAATTACTACATTGACCGTGTAAGTAAATCCGAAGCCGCAGAGTTACTTCTGCGGTTTCATTATCTTAAGGACTTTTCTAAATCTTTTAAATCAGGATATAATTACGGTCTCTACAGGGGCAACGACTTTTGTCCCCTGAATATTGGTGGTATTCAGGGAGTTTGTATTTTTACTGGACTCCCAGTTCCAGAACTAGCACAAGGAGCATTTGGATTAGATCGAAATGAGCAAGAAGGACTTTTTGAACTTTCACGACTTTGCATACACCCCGAAATACAAGGAACCGAACATAATATCACTTCTTGGTTTGTTTCAAGAGCGATTAGACAGTTACGGAAGGATACTGAAGTTAAAGCAATCATCTCTTATGCTGATAGTGATTTCCATAGCGGTACAATCTATCGCGCTTGTAACTTTAAGTATTGTGGACTTTCAGACTCAAAGAAAGATTTCTACTATGCAGACGGAACTAAACATTCTAGAGGCAAAGTTAAAGGTGCTGCAGGAGAATGGAAAGAACGCTCCCGCAAACACCGATATGTGATGATATTTGATAAGAGTCTAGAACTCTTATGGATTTGATGCTCTAGTATTTTCTGTTTTAATTAAATTATCATTTACATATTGAGATGATTGATCATAAACCATTTCCCTTTTAATATCAGTTATAATTTGTTGTAAGTAAATAGACTTCAATACGTAAATTGATCTTTTGTCGTTATTTTTTCTTACTTCGTATTCATAATTTGATATACCAACAACAGGATTTTGCAAATCAACTACATTAGTTCTGTTAAAAGTTAGAATAGATCCAGAAGATATTGGTGATGTAATTGGTGAAGAAAGAGTAATATTTGTAGTATTGTTATTTACACTAACTTGAGAAATTGTAATTTTGTCATTTCCATTTAAAATTAAATCTCCAGGATATATTATGTTTGTAACTCCTGTTATTGTAATTGTCTGCGCTCCAACATTAGCATTTGATGTAGAAGTATTGGTATAATTTTTTAAAGATGTATTATTTGTATAAATGTATTGACCTTCACTGTATTTAAAATTAAAATTAGCATCAACAACTTTACCCGCTGGTAAAATTAATTTATCATTAAAATCTCTTACTTCCTTTGTTTCGTAGTGGTGAATTGCATTCAGATCTAGACCATAAACTTGTTCTGCATAATCATAAAGATCTTTGTCTGAAAGTGGCCATTGATCTCTAACTCTGGTGATGTTGGCAATTATTAATACAACCCAATCATATTGAGAACTTCCGTATAATTCTTGTGCTACTGTTTCAGGTCTAGCACCATCCACAATTTGATATTTGTCGAATACGGTAAAAACATCTTTTAAATCATCACGAAGTTTAACTCTTCGAAATAAATTTTTAACAATCAAATAATCACTAGATGACGTTTTATCTGATAAAAAAGATTGATATTCTAAATTTGGTAAAATTCTAAAGTAAGACATTAGTATCCAACTCCTTCTTTTCCTTCTGTGCCGGTATAATCTTCACTGTAAATTGGCGATAGTTCTTGAAACTGTAAAGTCATTTGCATATGAACTGGAGTAGCATCTGAATATGTTGCATATTGACCAGATCCAGTATAATTAACGCTAAATTGTGTTAGAGCGCATGGTTTGAATCGGTGTAAAAATGGATGTTGATTCCCACCGCTCATGTATTGTAACTTAAAAACATTCGGTGCTTTAACAAAAAGACCACCCCCATTAGTTTCTGGTGTCCCTTTTTGGGGAGTCATATTTATTTTAAAGGTTCTAATAATTTCTTTAACTCTTTTTGATTCAGTTTGAGATCTAGGAACTATATCAAATGTGAATTGGAACGCAGGTCTCATTGATACTCCATTGAAGAGTAATTCAACATTTTGGTTGAATACTGTTCCAGTTGCTCTTGAAAGTGTTGAATTAATATCTCCTTGTCCTGTTAATGCTTGAATTGCAGCTGCTGCGGAAACTGCAGCAGTTGCTTGCTGCCCTTCTCCTGTTTGAATTGCTGATCCAAGATCTCTAAAAGTTTTTAAAAATGAATTTCCTAAAGCTTTTGCTATGTTATCGCTTAAAACTGCTTGACTGGCACCAGAGGCAAGAGCTGCTGATACTGGATTCATTGTCCCACTAGTCCAATCTGCTCCATTATTATCTTGAATGTTTGTTGGCATTGGAAGTATAATCGTTCCAATTACTGTGCTTTGTTGCAATGCCTGTTCTGTAGTTCCTAAGGCAAATCCTCCCGTCAAACCAAGACCAGGTGGTTGATATTTTAATATTTGGATCTTAAGATAGTCGTCCTGAGGCCCAATATTTTTAATTGGATATCGGAGTTCTGCCATTTATTTTTTTAATTATTTATTGTCAATTTTGGATTAATTTACCATAAGAAACTGATCTTAAAGTCGCAAACTCTTGTTGACTCAATTCATACAATCCACTAACTAATCGATCACCATCTTCAGTATTATATTGTCTAATTTTTCCAAGATGATAATTAAATCCCCTAAATCCTTTTGGTAACATATCTCCAGCAAGAATTAATGGATGTTGATCATAAAGAATTCCTGGAGTTTTAGCATAATAAATGAAAGTATAGTATCTTCCTGGTGATGGATATGATCTTTCTGTCCCACTTAATCTAGATAATATTTCATCCATCAATCTTTCTGGTTTTTCCGTTTGAAATAATGATTCTTTGAAATCTTTAAAACGATTTGTTCGTATTTTTCCATCAATTCTTCTTGGTGCCTTTGGATTAGCATCAATATAATCAGAATCATTCTTGATAATACTGATTAATTGCTCTTTTGTTAATCGACGATATCCACCTAGTTTTCCAGCACCACTTGCAGTCGTATAATAAATTGTATATCCTTCAGCAATTTCAATTAACTGATCTTTCGTGTAATCTTTTAATGGTTTTTCGTATCCTGTGAGTGCCATTACTTAATTTTTAATTCGTGTTCTGTGATTATTTTGAACTCATAACCACGATCAGCACACCATTCTCGTGCTGCTTCCCACTTTGATTGATTTCTAGCATACTCATAAACCTCACTAATATATCTCTTCGTTTGTCTTTGAGGTTTAGTAGGTGGAACAGTTTGCTTTGATGGTTTAATCTCAATCATATATTTTTTAGTTGATCCATTCGATTCTTTGACTTTTATGAGGAAGTCTGGAAAGTAACGGTGTATCTTTCCATCTATTGGTGAGCGATAAGGAATACATTTTTCCTCACTTTGCCATTCGATTATATTTTCATTCAAATCACAATACACACAAAACTTACGTTCCCATAAAGAACGATAGATGATGTTTGTTGGATCTCCTTTATATTTTTCTGGGTATGATGGTTTGTATTTTCCCTTATATGACATCTAAATACTTACAACAAGAAACTCATAATAGGTATTTAGAGAGTGGCAACACCCCGTAGAATATCAGATATTAAACCACTATTTACTAATCTTGCACAAACTTCTCATTATCAAGTACTATTTGGTGGTTTGCCTTCACAATTAATATCATATCTTGGAAATCGAGGGGTTGATTCTAGATTTATTGCTGAGGACGCTGGATTGTTATGTTTTAATGCTTCTCTTCCAACATCACAATTTGCTACAGCAGATATTGCTGGTAATTATATTGGAATGACGGAAACGTTTGCACATCGTAGGGTGTATCAGGACATTAGTTTTGAATTTTATGTAGACAAAAATTATAGAACACTAAAATTCTTAGAGCATTGGATGGAGTTTATTGCCAGTGGATCTTCAAATCCAATTGATAGTCAATTAAAGCCAATCAATCAAAATGTTGATCAGGCATATTTTATAAGAATGCAATATCCAGAATATTATAAGTCAAATCAAACTAAAATTATTAAGTTTGATCGTGATTATCAAAAAGAAATCGAATACACTTTTATCGGATTATATCCTTATAATATTGCATCTATTCCAGTTTCATATACACAATCTGATGTAATGAAAATGCAGGCAACATTTAAGATAGATCGTTACATTGTTGGTAAATCTTATAGTATTAATTTTTATAATGGAACTTCTAATAATAAATCTTCAAATCAATCAACACAATCACAACAAACTTCAACTCCAACTCCACTTTTAGTTCCAAGATCTCCAGGATCTATACCTTCAAATGGCGTTCAACTTTTTCCAGCAGGTCAAACATTATATGAATCACTTTACGGAACAGACCTTCAAAAGTATAGATAAATAATTTTATCTGATTTGTAGGTGAATATGCCATTACCCAAGATTGCGACGCCTTCGTATAATTTAGAAATTCCATCTCTTAAAAAAGAAATCAAATATCGTCCCTTTCTTGTAAAAGAAGAGAAGATTTTAA